TTCCGTGTTTTTCTTGTATTTCTTCAAGTGATAGTTTTAACTTTAAGAAAACGTTATTCAGCTTTACACTTGCTGAAATTAGGTTTAGTTCGTCCATGATTAAAAAGGGTCTTTAGGTTGTTTCATTTTTTCGCTAAAAGATAATAGTTCTTTTCCGTTTACGATGTCTGGTTCTTGTTTTGGTAGTTGCTTAGTTGGGAAACTATTTGAGGTAGTTACAGATTGTAACGGGTTAATTCCTCCGATTTTAAAACCTAATCCATTGTTAAATTCACAAAGTACAGGTTCATCTAAACGCGTATGTTGACCGCCAGTATCTAAGTCTTTAACCTTTTCAACGTTTACCATTGTAAAATATTTCATTGTTTCATGTTTTATTAGTCGGTGTATTACAAACATATCGTCACAACGATTTAGAAACGCTTTACCGCCTTCAATGTGGTCTTTCAATGGTGGTTTAAGATGTCCCTTCCAATCGTGTTTCTCTGGGTATAAATTGGCACTACGTCCGCTTTCGCTATTTGGGTGCGTGTTTATGTAAATAGTAATTCCTGTTTCATTTACAAACTTTCTCGCTTGATTTAAAAAATGGTAGTTACCGTCAAAGGTCATTTCTCTGTCTAATCCTGTAAATGGGTCAATTAATGCAGCATCGCATTCAGATTCCTTAAACAAATCTAAAAGTTCTTTTGGTTTATACAATTTATCATTTGGTATAAAATCAAAGTATTGCTCTAAATAAGTTGCTGTGCTTAATATTTTAGTATCTTCTAATTCAGTAAATTTTGTACCTGTGTACATTTGAATCATGTCGCGTAATATTTGCCCTTTTTGATTTTCACCACTCCAAATGCAAAAACGTAATTCATGTTTTACTGCTAAAGTTAAGAAATACCAATTTATCCAATAAGTTTTACCTACGTTGTCATGACCTAAAATAATGTTTAGTTGTTTACGTTTAAATCTAAGATAGTTATCTAAATCACAATTTAACCCATAACCTTTTTTTATTTTTCCGTGTTTATAATCTAACAAGTATTGAGTAGCATCCCCTTTCATAAGCCTAATTGTTTGTTTACGTATTCTACTAATGGGTCTATTATTTTTTGCTCATTTGGTTCGTTTCTTTTTAACCAATTTTTAGCCGTTAAATATAATGAAGTATATTTTTTGTTGTTAGCATTATTTTCAATTTGGTCTAAAATTTCATCAATTTGCTGTTTAGTGTAATCAATACATAATTTGTTAAACTCATCAACTGAAATACTTAAATGCTTAAAACTCCTATATATATTTATTTGTTCTATTGTTTCTTGTTTATTTATACTATCAATGCTTTCACCTTGCTTTGTTACGTGCTTTACTAATGCTTTATCAAGTGCTTTATCAGGTGCTTTATCAAAATTTGATAGGGCTACTATATTACTTGAATACTGATTTTTACTTTTTTCAATCAATTTAATAAATCCAAATTCAACTAAATCATTCAATGTATTGATATAAGTATTATAGCTTCTTATTCCAATAGCTTCTTTTGCCATAGTTGTAGGTAGTCCAAATTTTTCTTTCCAGCCTAAACGGTTACAATGTTCAATTATAAAGAAATAAAGTGCTGTATGATTTGGATTGATTCTTTCAGGATTTTCAAAAGTCCAATCAAACCATTTTCGACTTAATTCATAGCTGTTCATCTGTAATTTTTATGTAATCAATTAATGCTTGAATTTCTTGTTTATCCATATAATAATAAGCAGTACCATGACCATTCATAACACTAACAATTAATTGTTTAGAATCACTACGATAAAATTCAATTTCATTCCCATTTTCATCTTCTCCTTTAATGTAAATTTGCATAACTTAAAATTTTTAGTAAATAAAAAAACCCCATTAAATCCGCAGGCTCTCACTTCTGCTTCATTAACGAGGTTAATAACTTCTTTAAGTTCTATGGTGTGAGAGCGAACCGTTTACAAATATAACAATTATTATTTAATCAAACTCAAAATTTTTATAGAAATTATTAGAAATGTTTACTCTTTTCTTCCAACGTAAAAGCCTTCTGTATTCGTATTTCTGTCTAGGGTAATATAATTTCATAGCTTTTCTATTTCGTGTTTTACTTTAACTAAAAATAACGTTTTATCAAACTCCTCATTCATATCCTTACCGTTACAATGTTTAAGTGATAATTCAACTGCAATTAACGCGCATTGTTTAGCTCTTTGAATATTTTTATCTGAAAATGGAATATTATCTAAATATAGATTTACAAGTTGTTTTGCTGTTTGTTTTGGTGTCATAGCTTTTCTAATTCGTTAACTACCTGTTTTAAATACTTTATTCTTTCAATGTCAAACGTTTCTTGTATTCGTTGGTGTGCTGTATATATAGCGCATTTAACAGCTAATTTATAGTTTTTAATCTCTAAGCCTATAAAGAAATCTTCTGTTAAGCTAAGGGCTAATTCTTTTGGGGTCATAAGTCTATTTTATTATAAGTTAATTCTCCGTCTTTTTGTCGCCATGGGTATTCAATGGCAACTACTTTTTTTTCTTTTACTCCATAAATTGCAAAATCAATTGGATTTGGTGCAAATGATATAGGCGCGTTATAATCATAATAAGTAAATGGAATTTTAATAAAATCAGTATAATGTTCTTTTTCTATTTTTATAGAGCTTTCAATATATTTTCTAAAATACTAAACTATATCTTTTTCAATTTCTATTTGTGTTTTCATATCTTACTTTTTACAATTATTGAATCTGAGTTTACGACCTTAAATGTACGCATTTGCTTGTACTTTTGCATAAAATGAATTAAACGTTTACCGTTATCGGTGTGAATTACGTCCTCAAAGTATTCTTTGCCTTGGGTTAGTTCTGCGTAAACACGATCTAATATGTTTTGCAAGTCATCAAACGTGCTATATTCAATTGTTAGTGTTACTTCCTTGGTCTTCATAAGTTTCAAAATAATAATTATCAAAATCTAAATCTTTATTCATCCAAGTAATCAAGTGCATTGTACTTAATTGTTCCTTTTCCAAAAGTTTAGCTTGTTTAAATAATTTTTCAGCTAAAGTATATTCAACATCACCGCCGCAATCACAATTATCATTGTATTGCTCCCATAACCAATCAATAGCTGTTTTCATGGCTCCAAGTTTTAGTGTCTTCATTCCATCTTAAATTATAGGCTTTTGCGCTGCATACCTTCATGTAATGCGCTATATTCATTCGACCTACGTTTTTCTTTTCTTGCTCCAACCAATAGTTAAGAATTTCTAATAATGTTGGATTGCTTTTTTTAGGCTCTCTCATGGCATTAAATTTAAAAGTGAATAAGATATACCAATCAATGCAAATAAGAACGTCCAGAAGCCTAAAACCGTGCTTAAAAACTCTTTCTGCTCATCGTTGGCAGGTGTTACTTGGTCTAGTAATGTTGTAAAGTGTTTTTTCATGTTGTTTTGTTTAATTGTTTCAACAAAGATATATATTCTTTTTAGAATAACAATTATTTTATTAAATATTTTTTAATTTTTTTTTAGGCAATAAAAAAACCCCTACCGAAGTAAGGGTTCTTAACAATTAAACCATTATGAAAAAGCAATACAAATATACTATTTTAATTTTCTTAGCAATACTTTTTTTAAAATATTACCTACAAATGTTAAAAGACCGCCTTTGGCATCGACTTTCACCTCGACTTCGTTAGCAGTCTTATTAACTTTAACGTCTAGTTTTTTTGAGTCGTAATCTACGTTTAGATTTTCGTCTTTACGTTCAACTTTCAAATCTACATTTTCAGTATCTATGTCTACTTTAAAATTTTTCTTTGCCATTTTTATTTTTCGTTTGTTGTTATTACTCCTTTTGCTTCTAAATGTACTTTTCGAACGTTTGCAGGTTGTGCAATTTTCCACGCTGTACGACGCGCTTTAAATAATCTAGTCTTTGCGATACGTGAAACGCTTACAGAGTTGCCCTGGTTACCGCCTAAAACATGATAGTGAGTTTTGTCTTCACCTACGTAAATTCCTACGTGTCCACCGCCATCTCTTTTAAATGTAAGAATATCGCCTAACATTGGCTCTGTCGCTTCGTTTCCCCACGTTGACCATGATAACGCCCACAAAGGTTTATTAACTACGTCTAATCCAGCCATTTTACATATATACGCTATGTATAAACCGCACCATGGAATCTCATCTGAATTATAAACTTTGTCTAAACATAGTTCACGCGCCCAATTCATGATTATAGGGTTGTGCTGTTTGCCCTCAATCTCTTTAACTCCGATATGTTTAATAGCTTGTACTAATAAACGTGGTGCGCCCTCATTATATAGCCAGTCGTAATTCATGCTTCAAGTCTTTTTTTACGCTCGTTTAGTTCGTCTTTTGGTTTGATAGCGAACGTCGGATTATCTTTTATAGTTAAATCCATTGAAACTTGTTTACCGTAACATTCATATAAACGCGCTTTTAGTTCTTGTACTTCCGTATGTGTATACCATAGCCACATAGCCAAAACTCCTACTGCTCCGTTCTTTTTGATTTGTGTAATAAATTCAGTCATTTTATATTGTTTTGTGTTATTCAAAAGGTGTTGTTGTTACTTCAAAATTTATTGGTTCTCCTAAAATTGGAGTTAAGCTGTCATCAAATATAATATAATAAAATATCGGATTGTCTAATTCTGCTGTCTGATAGTCAACCCAGTTTTGTGTTACGTCATCAGGTGAAACAGGTATACCATAGTAAGCATCACATTGCTCCCTTGCATCAATAGCCTCCTGTTCATTCGTGTATTTGTAGCCTGTTATTTCCATTAGTATATTGAATAATAAGTGTTAATTTCTGTTTGAATTCCAGCTCTGTTTATCATTTGATTGCTATTCCATATTATGTATTCTTGCATATACATATTACATCGTGAAGCAACAGCAAATCTATCAAATAAATCAACTCTTGAACCAATTTTAGTGCCTATATCTTGACCGCTATTTGTAACAGTTGTATTATTTCCGTAAAACTCCCAATCTGTACCAGTTGTTGCTGTTTTAGCAACTAATAATGATTGATTATTATTAGCATATGCTGGAGTAAAAACAGCTCCATCTTGATAAAATGTATATCCTGTTGCTGTCAAACTAAATGCGCCTCCTAAACGATTTAAATTTGTAATTAAACCAAAAATCCCAGTATTTCCTACTTTATCAACAACAGTAAATATAGATGAAGGATTGCTTAGTGATAATGTGGTATTAAATAAAGTATCATTTGAACCATCTCCTAATATTGCAGCTTTACCATTTACTAAATCTAAAACTCCAGCATTGACTATTCTTGGTTGTGCAGTTGCAGTTGCTTGAGTTGAATCTTTTGCATTTCCGCTTTGGTCATACCATGTAGTCACGAATCCACTACCAGCTCCGCAAAATGTAAGTAAAGAAGCAGTATCTAAAATGTTATTTACAAATCCAAAATCTTGCTCTGTATTATCACTTGAACGTCTTACTCTTATTGCACTACCTGAATACGCATTTCTTAACTTTCTAAGTGAATATGCTACTGCAGCACCCGAATAAGTATCTAATAAACCAGTAAATGCGCTTGTAGGTGTTACCGTGTTTGAATCAGCGTTTGAACTTCCCAAAGCATTTGTAGCCGTAACCGTACATTTAATTGATTGACCTACGTCTGCTGTTACAAGCGTGTAAGTTGAATTTGTTGCGCTCCCAATATTACTTCCGTTGCGTTTCCATTGGTAAGTATAAGTAGGTGTTCCGATCCAAGTTCCTGTTGAACAAATTAAAGTTTGACCTTCCTGCGCTGTTCCTGTAATTGCAGGCGCTACAGAGTTAACAGGTGCGTTGCCACCGTCTATATCAGTTGCGCCACTCCATGAATCAATTTGACTTTTACCCCATGAAATATTATTGTTAACCGCACCCTGTCCCCAACCTATATTATTATTTGCAGAACCATCGCCCCAACCATTACTATTTGCCATTGTTCTTAGGTTTTAGAGTTGATAAATACACCTTTAACTTTTCGATGTTTTCTTGCTTTGGTTTATATGTCTTTACTTCTTTCATAGTATCCAGCCTCCGTAATTATTAATATCACTTGGGTACGTATCCCCATTTGAATTAGTGTTATATTCAGGAAATAAATCTTGGTTATAAATTATATGCGCTATAAATCTGTCAGTATATTCCTTAGCAATATTGGAATATTTGTTGACTAAAAAGTCTACTTCGAGTTTATCTACGTTTTCAGAGTTTTCAGAACTATGCTTGTAAATACCTTTGTTTGCGATTGTGTAAGCTGCATTAGGTAAGTATTCAACCATTGACCAATATATTAGCATTGGTTTAACGTAAAGTTCTAAAAGGTCTTTATATTCGCTAAATTGAGGGTCGTCTATGTCACCGCTTAAAACTAAGTCTTTTAATTTAGTTAATAGTTGAGTTCCTAAGTAGTTTTCAATATGTATATCTTGAGCGATTTTGATAAACTGAATAAATTTATCGGTATCCGTGTTTCCGTTCAACGCTGTTAAACGAACTAAGTCATCGCGTGTTATTAATAAAGCCTCTGCCATTATTTTCCGTATATTTTATTAGTAGGTAAAAAACCATTGTAAGGCATATCTTTAGGAAGCGTTGAAACAAGTTTATCATTCTTAACTACGTAACCTAATTTTTCAGCTTTACGAACCGCTACTTGTTTTAATTCTTTGCTGTTTACGTCTATAGCTTTACCGCTAAAAGTTGCGTAAACTCTTTTATTCCATCTATGAGAACAATTACCGCCGCCTTTGTATAACCAAATTGAGTAAGTATCCGTTCCATTTGGCCCCCAACCCTCATTAACCGCTTGTGTACTCATCTTTAAAATATCCTCTTTACGATATATCTTATTAGAAGTACTCATTTTTTTACAAAATTCACGACTTTTTTCAGTTGTTTCACCTGCGTAAACATAACGAGTTAAGAATTTAATTCCTTCTATAACCTCATCTTGTTTACTTCGAATGTTTGGACGTGCATCCCCTGTAGAAACTAAGTTAACTACTTTGCTTAATAAGCTTTGTTTAGGCTCTTTAGAAAGCTTTTCATTCTCGCTGTCATCGTTATCATAGTCAACCGCGTTTTCATCGATTAGAATCCAATTTTCGTTTGGTTCTTCACCTAGGTCAATTAACGATTGAGCAATTACAGAATCTTTGCTTAACATAGTTCCTGTTTCTTCAGCAACTTGCTCTTCGTTTTGCGTGTTTTCTAAGTCAGTAAACTCTAAAGGCTGTAACGTTCTAAACGCCAATTTAAGCGATATTCCGTTAAAAGCTAATATTTTGTCTAATCCACTTATTAAAAGGTCTTGAAATGGCTTAATAACCATGTTATCGAATAATATAGTAGAGTTTTTTAACTCATCCGCATTCGAACTAAATCCGTTACTTGAAGCAATCCCAAATAATAAAGGTGAAGTTACGTTATGCCCTAACATAATTTTACGTAAACACTCTTCACTTAAATACGTATAGTGGTCTGGTGCATCGTTTAATGGTATGTCCTCAACACTTGTTCGTGTTTCTACATTATCGTTAAAACTTACAATTACTTTGCGCCCTTGTGAACCTGTTAATTTACCTAAAACTTGGCTTGTAATTTGGTCTTGTTGTTCGGGTGTTGGAACTCCATTATTAAAGTTTACTATTTTAGTTCCAGAAAATGAATTTTGAACCTCATTAATTAAATAATTAGCAACTTCTTCTTCTAACATTGCGTAACTTAATGCGCCTTGGTAGTCAACGTAACTAAAATATTTCATTCCTAAGCTATAAGGCTTGATGTAAAGTATTTCTACTTCGTTATTTGAATAACCAAAAGCACTTATTCGATTAGGTTTGTACTTTCTTGTATCGTCCCAATTATCAGAATAGTAATAAGCTTCGATTTCTCCGTCTTTATTGCACTTTTCAGGTGCTAATAATTGAACTGGAATGTGATAAGCCTTTAAAATCTTTTTATGGTCTTTTGAATAATGAATCTGAATAGCAC